ACTGTAGTGTCGATTACTTTCTGTGTTTGTTCGTTGAGTTTTGTTTCCAACTCATCAACGGACTCAGCAAGTTCATCAACTAGGTCAACTTTAGATTCTGGAACATCAATGTAAGACTCTGTGAAGAGGTCTTTCATTTTCTCCATGAAAGTTTCAGCAATCTCAGTACGCAGACCATTCTGCACAGCAAGTTTGTTGTCTTCCATCCAAGTTTCAACTACATAGTTGAGGTAGTTATCCACTTTTTCAACAAGGTCAGATTTAGTTGAAGATATTTCTTCTGCTAATTCTGCTTTGTACTGGTCTTCTAATCTATCAACTTCTTCTGAAAGTTTTGATTTTAGAGCAGTTTCAAAAAGTATTGCGGTTTTTTGCTTAAACTCTTCGGAAAGAGTTGCTTCAGACTCAACTAGTGCGTCTAACTCAGCAGAAGTATCTACAGTTGTTTCAACAACAACTTCACTATCTTCCATATCTACTGATTCGCTGTAACTGTCATACATGCCTTGCATTTCCATTTTGGACATTTTAAGCATTTTGTCAGTCATTGCACTAATCATACCCGCTTTTGTTTTTGGGTGGACTTTCTTAATTTGGGGGGGAGCATCTTTTACTACCTTATCGACAGACGCCACTGCATCTTCAGGAGAAGTTGCGTCGGGGTCTTCTTTAGGAGCAGGTGCTTTACCGTCCATCTCTTCGAGAGTTTGTTCAACGATTTCGTCTGTTACTACATCGTCGAGGTCTTCATGTTTTTCAGTCATAATGACTCCTTTACATATTAGATTTTAGTAACGAGAGGAAATTCTTAAACTCTCGAACACTTGTCTCATATAAGACAGTCTTCGGAGCATTCTTAATTTCAATCTCCATTTGTTCAATTACTTGAGGTTTAAGGACACCGTTATCCCAAATCCAATCAACACCTTCCATTATACCATTAACAAAAGCGTCTGGTGCTGATGGGTCTTGTACGATGTCAACCGTACTAAGAATAAAGTCGTCTTTCACGACCATTGCGTCACCCTTTTTCTCAAGACTACCCATACCACGAGTTGACACACCTAGTTGTACACCACCATCGAGAAGACCTTTAACAATCCGTCCCATTGGAGTATCCAATATTTGTGCCTTTCCTACCACATCAATTCCCTCTAACTTGAGTTCAGTGATTAGGTGAGAAACTTTATCCAAGTTAACAGTTGGTCCTTCGGGATGATTTAACTCACCGACTGCCCTCTTTTTATTAACTTGGGTTTCAACGTACTGTTTAACTGCCTTTTCCATAATTGGTTTAGGGTAAACACGTCCGTTTCTATTCTTTTTATCTGCTTGTGCGAAAACGCCTTCTATAACGTATTTCTTTTCGCCATCTTCTTTTTTCTCTACAATACACTGTAGAGTACTATTCTCTGTAAATTCTGTAATTAACTTCATTAGGTCAATTCCTTTATAACTTTGTCGATTGCCTTCTTTGCGTTATTTAAGTTGTCGTAGTGGTCTAGATGATCACCATCAACATACGCAACAAAACCATTTTTTCCTTGAGTCACAAGTACAGGAATTTTCTTGATTGTCTTTTTGAAGACAACCTTTCCCTCTGGTTTACGACCAGCAAGTTCTGTTATGAGGTTTTTATAAGTTTTCATACTTCTATTTATACAAATTTATTTTTATAGAATTAACTATTTTATTCTATTTCTGCGACTATTTCTTCGTCAGATATCTCCATTTCAGTATCTGGAACTTCTCCGTTAAAGATTTGTCCTGCTACAGATATTCTCTGTGACTCTAATGCACTTGATTGTTTGTCCTGTAATATAGAACTAAACATATCTTGTGCTTTGTTTAACTCTCCATCACCTATACGGTCTATTAGTTGTGCTATTGATTCATTACTCATTGTTATCACCTTCTTGTGTTTCGTCTGGAGCAACGGCATTCTCGCCTGTTATTTGCTCTTTCATTTGTTTAATATCATCATCATTCATCATCATGACGTTCTTCATAACCCATTCGCGTGAGAAGTATTCTCCGATATATTCTGTTATACTATCTAGTTGACTAAGACGTTTACTTAATACTTCAGCATTCTTCAACTCTGTGAAATGGTTATCTCTTTGGAAGTCAACTTGAATATTGTTCTTCCAACTTTCCCAATCTTGTTCTGTTATGATACCTTTTAGAATAAGTTGTTTCTTTAATATACCTGTGAACAACATCGAAAATCTTTTACGTAATCTGTCAATAAACTTTTGGAACTTGACTTCATCACGACTAATTTCTGACGCCATACCAAGAGAAAAAGAGGATTCCTGTTCTAATCTATTTAAAGGAACATTTAATGCTCTATACATTCTCTTCTGAAAGTATACGATATCATCTATCTGCCCTAGATTATCTCCTCCTGGAAGTGTAGATATCTCTGTGCCTCTATTACCTTCACGTCTTGGTAACCAGAAGTCTTCTAGCATAGACATATGCTTACGGTCATCTTTCAGATTACCTGTATTCGCATCATAGACTAACTTGTTTCTATAACGTGACATTATGTCTTTCATATATGCTTCTGATTTATTGCGTGGCATATTACCCACGTCAATATAAAATATTCTGCGCTCCGGCGCACGTGCGAGGCGATAGATAACAAGACTATCCTCTAGCATACGCAATTGGTTAATCGGTTTTAATGCCTTGTGTAAATAAGAAACAACCTGTTTTTTACTTGGGTCAAGTAATCCTGATGTAACATAGGATACTGAGTCAGGTGAAAGTCTTACACCCTGAGCACCGCCTGAGCGTTCTTGGAATATATAAAATTCATTTACCTTCTCAACAATCTTTGCATCGGTTGCAGGGTCTTTCTTATATTTGACTTCTTTTACTTTTCTTATCTTTGATGAGTCGATAGGTCTTATCTCTTGTATACCTAACTTCAGATTTTTTTCATCTGCGATTAAGTGAAAATATGCTCTACCATCTACATAAAATGAACGGAATATGTCATGCCCTAAGTCATTAAATCTTAACATAGAACATACATTCATAAACTCTTCATTCATTTGTTTTTTAATACTGTCTGGTGCTTCTATCTTATCTAAGTTTAAAGTCACGGGTGAATCAAGTTCACTTCCGACTATTGATTCGTTCACGATATCTTCAATCGCGGCATCTACTTCTGGGTGAGTTGCTACACCCCTATACTTCATCACTAACTGATGATTGTCTTTTGCCTGTCCACCATCCATGTCAATGTATTGACCGTAATGCGAACCAGACGCAGTTATGTAACCTGCACCATCGTCATCTACGGGTGCAACTACAGAACGTAATTTTTCTAATTTCTTTTCTCTGTCATTTTCTGAATTTGATTTTGCTCTTTTGAGTTCAAATCCAAATAGTTTTAAAATACTATTATCGTCTGCCATTATATTTTCCTATTTCTAAGTTCCCTTCGGTATAAGAGACGGGGAATAACCCCGTCCCTATTCATATACTTATAATCAGATTAACTATAATATTATGTTGTTGTGTTTGATTCCCAGTATTGAATTGAGAAAGTTACTCCAAACTCTTCAACACCTTCATCAGAACCATAATCTAATGTTATTGCTGCTACTTCTGTTGGGAAACAACTTCTAAAGTCATATCTTTTGATAGTACTTCCGTCCCTATCCAACTGTTCAACAATCATATCACACTGATATTCTAGTGGATTTGTTAAACCTGTGTTAGCACTATGACCTGACATACCATTCATCCATCTTTCGAAGGAATCTCTGATTTGAAAGTCTGTGTCATTTAGAACAGTAACACTCCAAGTATCAAATTCACGATTACCAGCAAGAGTAATACTTCTTCCTCGGAAAGGAATATCAACCGTACCTATTTTTGAAGCAGGAAGTTGTGATGCCTTACATAAGAAAGATGTAAGTTCAACATTACCGCCAGCATAAGCAGGGAAGTTTACAGTTGCTTTAAAGAGATTAGCGCGAGCGCCACCACCTCTTAGTTTGGATTTAAAATCGTCTAATCCTAATATTGCCATTGTCTATATCTCCTTAAACTGTGCCAACGACTTCTTCAAACTCAACACCCGTTCTAACTGCAACAAAGTTAAGTGTTACATAGTTAATTGAGTGAGCAGGTTTGATGAAGATGCTTGCTACGAATTTGTTTGACTCAACGACACTAGGAGGATTATTGGTTGCGTCACATATAACACGGAAATCCGTGATACCTCTACGACCTTTAATCTCACGTAGGAATGGTTCTACAACGTTTACGAACTCTGCGCGAGTAAACTCGTCATTGAATTCAAACATTACGTTTCTTCCTGCCGCACCTATTGCGCGTTCTATACCCAAGAACAATCTACGAACGTTTATTCTGTCGAACGCGGATGGTCTTGCTGAGTTTGTTTTATCACCGAATAGTATAACTCCATCTCCTGGAATATTTGCTATTGGGTTGATACCTACTTTGTATAACGCATCTCTTTCTGCTTTTGTAGGAGAAAGAATGATATCTGTTATTCCAAGATATCTACCACGTCTTGAACCTGCAGGTGAGAACCAACGAGCAGCAGTTAAGTCTGTTGCCGCCATAAGTCCTGCGGTTGATGAAGCAGCGGGTATCTTGATGTACTTATCGTTATACTTGTCATATACTTTTAAGAAGTTATTATCTTGTACGCAGTAAGTTGACTTGGTGTATGTATTGTTACATGCGAGAACAGCAGCGTTAGTACCTGTTGTTACAACTGCAGTACGTGAAGGTGATGCTACTGCAACACAATCTTTACGTGCTTCTGCAGAAGCGATAAGGTCATTCACAACTGTTGTTGCATCTGATGTTGATACTGATTGTGGAGCAATCAAGAAGTCTACTTCAATGTTGTCTACATCTTCGAACTTGTCGTATGCTCGAAGAATATCGTCTGTTCCTAATGAAGCAGATGTAACACCACCTTTAAGTGACCAATCAGATTGTGCAAGTTCTGCAGCGAATGTTGCGGCAAAGTCTTCTGCTCCGGTTGTAGCATTATTGCCCCATTGTGCGCCAATGAAGTCAGATGCATTTGCAGTAGCGCCTGTGTGCCCTACTCCAGCGTAGACCCACTGAGACTGATTCTTCAATACATCTTTAAAGTAGTTTGATGAACCATCAGCATTCTTTGCGTTTTTAGCAACTGATACGAATGGGAATGTTTCTAGAACTGTATTCTTAACTCCGGATATAAGACCATCTTCATCAATGACTGCGATATGAACCTCGTCGTTCTTACCACCTAATGATGATACGAAAGATGAAGTTCCTGGTTTTGCGTCAAAGTTTGACTTATATGCCCAAGCATCAAATGCTTTTGTACTACTGTCTGAGTGAGTACCAACCATAGAAACTTTAACTGAGTTTCCTAAAACTCCTGGATATTTCGCAATAAATGCGCCATCAGAGGAGTCAATAGTTGCATTTTCAAATGCGTCTAGAGTGTTAAATGTTTGAGTAGTGAGAGTACCTAATGTACTGTGGTTCCCTACGGAATTCCTTGCATCTGTATCTTGTTCACGAACAACAAACAGTGAGTTGGAATAACGAAGGAAATATGCGGCAGAATGAAAATCTACAGCATTATCGTCGGTGGGTGCAGAAAATGCAGTCACAAGACCTGTTTCATCTGAAACGAGTGTTGCCTGTCCAACTGGTCCCCATCCGAAATTCCCGACCATTGCACCAGTTGAAGTTTGAACGTTCGGGACTACACCCGTTAGGTCAATTTCTTTAACTGTTACAGCAGGGGAAGCAGAGGGTGTAAAAAGTGCCATTTACTTTTCCTTTATAGTTATCTAATTATAAGTTAATCATAATACGTTTTTTTGTTTCAATACTTCTATTTATAATAACAATATATTATAGATTATTACCATTCTTCTACGGGTTGCCATATAGAATTAGGTATTTCTCCTTGAAGTTCGTCGTCAAGTCCGTCATCAATATATCCTACAGACGGAACATCATCTTCTATTTCTTTCATTCTCTTTGCAAACATCATATCCTTTAGATTTATATCTGTCATATCTGAGAAGTATTGAGTAGATACAAAGTAACCAAACATTACTAGGTTCATCATTAAGTCATCGTGATTACCATCTGACGCGGCATATGAGTTCTTCCTTGAGGTGAATGTAGATATCTCCAGTATCGTATGTTCGTCTACAATCTCTAGTTTTTTGTGTTCAAGGATATCTTTGATTGCGGTACACCCAAGTCTCTTCACCTTTCTATTCATCTCAATCCCGATACGGTCTGCTTTAATAACACTCTCCATATGAATGTTGTCGTATTCCATATCCTGATACAAACCATTACAAACTACTGTACCTTGATCATTAGACTCCACAATTACATATGCGTCATTGTAGAGTTTACCATACTTATATATAAGTGTAGGGAAGAGAAACGGAGATATATTATTATTGCGATAAACAGCAACCTGTGAAAAAGGTCTTTTGCTAATGTCGATTACCGTAAAGGTAGAGTAGTCCTGACCCCTTCCTTTCGCCACATCAACGGTCATGATATACTCGTGACCATTGACGGGTTCTTCATAGACCAATAGGTCGCCACCTTCGGCATATCGTTCGGGTGGTTTTGCGCGGAATGACAATAATGTCTCGGCATTAATGAGAGTATCGCCTGTACCAAAGAAGGTGTTACCAAACTCTTGATCAAACTGAAGTTTGGAAGTGTTCGCTATTGTCTGACGTTTCCATTCCTCATCCCTTCCTGGCACGTCATACCAGTTGACAGTAAACGGAATAAACTCATTCGTCTTTTGTACCGCACCTTCCCATATCTTATGATACGTATTACCGATACCATTTGCGGTAGACGTAACAATCACCTTGGTATCCTTACCCGCAGAGATAACAGGGTAGGTAGAAGTATAGAACTCGTTCGCTCTTTCCACAAACGCAAATTCGTCTAGGAATAGTAGGTTCACTGACATACCACGAATAGAACTACCACTCGTAGCACTCGCAATGATACGAGAGTTATTACTAAATTCTATTGAACCTTTGTTGAGTGCTTTACATCCTGGTTGAAGAAAGAATGG